TTATATTACTTTGAGTGCTTCTGCTACTCTGTCCATTTCTAAGTTCTTTTGCTCGTCTGTCGTGTGAACGTAAAGGTTCATCGTGATACCTATGTTCGAGTGCCCCAGGATTGTCTGCAAGGTTTTGGGTGTCATACCGGCTTCGATACATCTTGTTGCGAACGTATGTCTTAATACGTGCATTGAAAATCTCGGTATCTGCGCTCTGTCACACGCTTTGTATATTCCGGTATCATACGTGCTGTTTTTCACAGGCGCCCCGGTCTTACACAAAAACACTCTGTCTCTCCATTGAATGTCAATAAATTTGAATGAAGCATTTTTAGCTTTCTGCAATTTCAATAGCGATACGGCTTCATCAGTGAGTGGAATTGTCCTATATCCCGATTTGCTCTTAGGTGGGCCCTCTCGCCATTCACCTGTTGAATGTCTGTACTCTAAGCTCCTGACAATTTTGATTGTTTTGGCTTTAAAGTCTACATCTTCCCATTTAAGCCCCACAAGCTCGCCTGTCCTTAGCCCAGTCTGCAAGGCGAATCTGTATTGATACTCATATGATGTGCCTTTGATAGCTTCACAGAATTTTTTCTGATTTTCAATCGTCAATGCTTCTTTCTTTGAGGACTCCTTACCGATGTCGGATTTTACCATGCGGTTGCACGGATTTTTGGGAATAATCTCGCTTTGATATGCATAGTCAAGCATGTTGTATAGTGCTATGCGCGTCTGATATATCGTTGCTGTCCGGTAATCCTCGTCAGCCATATTAGTCATTATCTTTTGACAGTGGAGCGTATTAACCTCTCGCAGTATCTTATTTCCGATAACAGGCTTTATGTTGCGTTTGTATCTCTCGGTGTAGTTTCTCAGCGTGTTCGGTCTTACTGTGCGCTTCTTAACGCTTATCCAATAGTCAAACCATGCATTAACCAACATGTCAGACGGAAAGTCGGGGTTGCTGTGTTCATCAGTGTACTGCTCATCGGCAAGCCACTTTTTGCACTCTTGCAGTTTTGCAAATAATTTCTGTACTCGTTTTCCATTCTTTGTTGTGTATCTACCGACATAGTATTTGTCTTTTCTCTGACTAATGCCTCTGCCTAGTTCTTTACCTTTCAAGTCCTTTCCCATATTAAATTTTCGCTCCTTTCACTTATGGAAAAAGCCTTATGCAATTTATTATAATATCACATAAGGCTACATAAGTCCACATTTGATTATATCTCTATCGACTCTGCGATATACTTTTCAAACTCTTTTCGCTTGATTAATCGTCTCTTTCCGACATACATAACAAATTGGCACCTTGGGTTGTTTGTTATTTCTCGGAGCTTGTTCACTCCAATATTACTGTATTCCGCAGCTTCATCAATCGTCAGCGTTACTTTTTCCCATATTGGCACTTTGTTAATCATTACCCGACTCCTTTCTATCTTTTCTTTAATGTCTGCCACTCTCCGGGAAGTGGTTGTTTTTGAGATTAATAGTCTCTGTGATACCTCTTCAAGGCTTTTATCAGCAACTAGCAACTCAAAAACTTCTGCTTCTTCATCGGTGAAATTGGCATTTTTCATAATTTCTTCAAGTTCCGGTCTAGTCAGCTTTGAAAACTTCATAGACCTATCTCCTATTCTTCGGTTTTGCTTGCACTGTGTATACAAGTATTTGAGTATCGGCATGAGCTGTTACACGGCTTGTTGTCTTCGTATACACATTGTCTTTCGATTGGTTCTATATCACTTATAGTTCTGCTATTCATCTGCTCTCCCATTCCTCGCAACAATCGGTGTAATCTGTCCAATCAGCTACATATTCGCTATCTTGGTTACAGCATACCCAACCTTGCGATATATCCTCGTATTGATGATATTTGCAATTTCCACAACATTCATTCATTTTATCATCACTTCCTTTTTGTATTGTTCTGCCATATATTGTCCGTAGCTCATGCCCTTACTCTTAGCAATCTCGCAGATTTCCGCAAGTTTGTTTTTCTTGACAGGCTTTCTTTTGAGTCTTTTCTTTTCTCTGATTTTTCTTAATTCTGTAGCTCTCTGCTGTCTGTGTGCTTCACAACACGTATTTTGGTTAGCTGCGGTCGGTGTAAATATCTTGCTACAGACTACACATTTAATTGGCTTGTAGTGCTTCATTGCTATCTCCTTGCTTAATATTCAGATTTTTAAACATAGCACACATAACATCTACCACAATTGAGTTGCCGAATTGCTTATACAACTGCGTATTGCTGTTTACTACTGCCATTTTGTCAATATCTTCATCAGATACACCCATTAGCCGTCCACACTCTCTCGGTGTCAGCTTTCTAATACGATATTGCGTGGCAATATGGCTATTCGCATATCCGTGTGTTCCGGCTACAAGATTAGCCGATATGCCATTATCAGAAATAACTGTACCGCATTGGGAACCGTTGCTTGATATTTGACCGACTTTTTGGATATTATTTTCAAGCAATAAATTATCTTTCTGCACACTCGTTAAGCAATTACTTGTACCTTGCATATTCACCTCTAATCTCTGCTCTGTTAGACTTCCCGCAGTTCTATCTGACGGATTATTGGGATTTCTGCCACGCATAGCAACTATGCACATATTGTCTTTATGACTGCCTATGCCTTTATAATATCGTGATGTCACTGTGCTTGCAGTAGGTGTATTAATGTCGCATATTTCCGCATTATCTAAGCTGTCTAAGTGTCCGTTAGGCATTTTATCTAATTTGCATGGAATTTGCTCTTCAAGAATTTTCGGCTCTTGATTACCGCCTTGCATTGTACTCAATGTTGGACTGCACCCCCCACATCATAAATTCTGTTGGTACTCTCAAATTTTGATTCAAGAGAGCCTATTACATTTACAGCTGCCATTACTTCAATCACTCCGCTACTTGTTTTATTGGCTCTTAGGGTAGGGCAAATCCCCCCCCTAAGTACCTTTTCGCCACCGAATTTTTTGCTTTCAAAAAGCACTATTCCGATAGCATCTGTTAGTTTTTCCATTCAATTACTCCATTACTTCCATAATTATCAAGGCCTTTATAATCTCTTGCCCTAAGAGTTACGGCTACATCAATCTGTTTTTCTGCCGTCTCTCCCATATCCTTTAACAACCAAGTTTCCATCTGACCGCAAGTTTGATATTCCACAGTCATATCTTGCCTTGATACAGTTCGCAACTTCTCTCTGTTGTGGCTTATTGATTGTTCCGTCAACGCAAGTCTGTCTGTCTGTCTGTCTGTCTGTCTGTCTGTCTGTCTGTCTGTCTGTCTGTCTGTCTGTCTGTCAAGATTGTGTTGTGGTAATGTGCCGTTGTCAATAAGCTGTTTTATCAGCTTGTCAGCCTTTTCATTGTTAATGTAATACTTTTCATCTACATTATCCTCGAGATAGTCTTTTAACTTCTTTTTGAGTGGTATGGGCTGTGGGAAATGGTAATTGTACTCGCCCAGGAATGAAAACATAAAACATCTTTCACGATTTTGCGCTACACCATAATTTTTAGCGTTCAAGTCTTGATAGTAATTTGTGTAACCTAAGCTTTCAAGGAAATCTAGCCACTTCCTAAAGTCAGGCATATTATCCTGACTATGTACTTGTGGCACGTTCTCCATGAATAAAATCTGTGGCAATTCTCCGTTGCTATCTCTGATTTCTGTTAGTATTCTCTCAACTTCCCACAACAGACCGCTTCTTGTACCGCTGCCCTTAGACATTCCGGCTTGTTTTCCGGCAACTGATAAATCCGTACAAGGGAATGAGTAAGTAAGTAAGTAAGTGAATGCATTTGTGTCGCAGATATTCAAATCTTCTGCATGAACCTTAGTTATATCCATTGTAGGAAAATCTGTGCCATGCACCGCGTTATAGCTTGCTATGGCATACTTATCAAACTCCACAACTCTGTAATGCTCAAATTTAGCGCCTATTCTCTTTAGTGCCATTGCCTGACTGCCGTAGCCGGCAAATAATTCTATCAAGCGGATAGGCTTTGTTATGCTAATTGGTTCTCTTGTGAAGTCAAATATGCTCATTTGATTATCACAAGAGTAATTGTCAAAATTCATTTTCTCTTACCAAAAGGAAACCTCGGTTTTATGTCGCGACAACCTATTCCTTTCTGATAAATTAATTAATGTTTAATATTTTCACTACACCACTGCTCTTGTATCTCATCATCGGTCTTATCTCGTTTGTAAATGTCGTACCATGCAAGCACTACCTCTGTCAGACCGATTATGCCGAATACTATAAGGGCAGTGTATACTAATGTTGTTGTGTCGGTCATGCTTCATCGCTCCAATCAAATTTTTGACCACAATTCATACAGTGGAAGTAGAAAGTCTTATTATCAGCCGGTATTCTGTCTGTCAAAATTTCTCCACATGTCGGACAGCACAAGTACTCCTCTTCCAAATCTTCAAAATACTGCTTCATGATAGGTTTCTTTGGTATCTGCTTTTCTATTGCCGATATTGCAAATCTAATTGCTTCTAAAACGTTGTAATCAGGGTATGGCTTCCATCTTTCTTTTAGATACTCAAAATGCATTCGCAAAAATTCAATTGCTTTTTTCGCTGTCATATTATCCCTCACTTTCTAATAACTCCGGATTGTCAAAGACGTTTCCGACAACTTCATATTCAGTATCATATTCAAGTCTGTGCTTATAATATTTTTCGTTAGGAATTGTACATATAATTTCAAAATCTCTAAATGTTATGAGCACATTCCCCTTGCTATTATTTATTTTTACAATATCATTCTCCCAAATCAGCTTGCCCTTCTTATCTTTTAAGCCGGTGCATTGGCAAATAGTGGTCGGGTCTACTTTGTACCATCCGTCTGTCTCTCCGCTAGAATAAAACATTGTGTTAGGTTCAAATATTATGTGTGCTTCTTCACAATCCGTAAACACATCTAAGCCTTTTGCATAATATCCTTGCACCCATTCTCCGTTATCAACTCTCTTAGCCTTGAATAAGTATCTATCTTTCATATTCTCTCCTATTCTGCTTCTGATTGAAGCCAATCTAACATACATTTTTTACACGCATCTTTATCATTCGGATGGATGCACGTATCATAGTTTCCTTTTTTCCAATTAACCATATGCGGGCAAAGATTGAACTCTGCTAACTCTTCATCCGACATATTCCTTATCCTGTCGGCATTAGTCTGTTTATCACTTTCCACAATTTCAAAATATTCATCAATGAACTCCAATACAATTTTTAAATTGTATGAGCTGTACCCAATGTTGTAGCCATTCTCACCAACATTTCTGTACTGTACGCTATAATAAGGTTTACTATCTATCATTTCCATGATAATAGACAAGTCGGTTACTCTTTCTTCTTTTACTTTGCTCATTCCAATGCCCTCCACACATCATTAGGTTTATTTATATTCCACACACTAGGTATTGTGTCTTTAACTAGACACAAACCCTTTTCATTTTCAATTTTCCCAAAAGGACAAGTTAGGCAGTCGTTATCCTCGCACACTGTCTTGATTATTTTCAGCGCAGTTAGAATGCTTTTTGTCTCTACCACTACTCCGTCAACTTCTTTTTTCATTCTTTCCACCTCTCAATTTTTTTCTCGATTTATATGGTCTGTATTCACATTTTCCATTTCTTTTTCCGCAGAAAACATAATCATCATCATTTTTCATATGACAGTGTTGACAAGTTCTGCATTTTTCAAAGAAGTTTTCATCTCCCATCACTGCTCTCCTTATCTGGAAGTTTGGCTAGTTTCCATACTGTACACCTATTGCCACTCCACGATGTTGCTCCATTGTTCCAAACATAAACGCTCCCATTCTCATATTTCGCAAAATATCTTTTAACCCACTCGCAAAAAATGTTATCTCTTACCAGTATTGGTGTATCAACTGCAACTTTTGACCAGTCAACAGGCGGTTCAACATATTTGCTATTCGCCCATTTTTCCGTTTTATCCCCGCAATAGACATAACTGTGAGTATTGAATAAACAATCTTTACACTCTAATTCATGGAGTAATGGTATCACTGCTGAAACGATATTCGGTAACAGGTAAAAAACAGCTCGATGATGTTCCTGATGTTTTTTCAAACTTTGCCTTAAGAATGACACAAGGCAGTAGGATAGCAAAGGTTGAAGCAGTACATAATCCGTTCAGAGGAGGGCTTTATTAATGAATACAAAAACTTACTTAAACCAAATTAGCAGATTAGATAAAATGATACAAAACAAACTGTCTGAAATATACCGGCTTAAGACAATAGCATGTAGCGTTACTGTTTCAACGGACAAAGAAGCGGTTGATGTTTCATCTGACAAAGATAAATTAGGCAGTACAGTAACTAAAATTGTGGACTTGGAAAAAGATACAGACAGACTTGTTGATGAATTTATGAGAAAAAGAAATCATATTATCAGCCAAATTGATAGCATGGAGAATACTGACTATTATCACGTACTCTCAATGAGATATGTTAATCAAAACACTTTTGAAGAAATTGCCCAGGCTACAAATTGGAGCATAAGAAAAATATTTACAATCCACGGCAGAGCCTTGCAAGAGTTTGAAAGGCTTTACGGAAAAGAATATCTTGAAAATGTGCAGTAG